AGGATGCTGAAGTATTCCGCGAGCGACTGGGTCTGATGGATCAAGCATCACAATATGTTGGTGAGTATCTATCTAAAGAGTGGGTTATGAAAAACGTATTCCATTTCACTGATGAAGAGATGGAAGAAATGGAAAAGCAAATAGGATCTGAACCAGATCCAATCAACGTAGGAGATGATGATGGAAACTAAACCAGAAGTTGAAATGAGTGACGTTGCTAATGAGACTCAAGAACCAGTAACAGTATCCGTAGAAGATTTGGTGGACTCTATTGAGAAGGGCGATGCCTTTACCTCTAGTCAACTCTTCAAGGACATTGTACAAAACCGTATCGAAGATGCGCTTGAGCAAGAAAAGATTCGTATGGCGAATCAAGTTTACAACGGAGTGGAGGAAGAAGAACCTTCCGAAGAAGAAACTGAAGCAGAGTTAGAATCTGATGAAGTAGAAGCGGAAGTTGAAGCAGAACCCGAAGTTGCTGAGGTTGAAGAACCTGAGTCAGTGGAGGAACCTGCTCCGGAAGAACCAGTTGCTGAGATTCCTGCTGAGGAAGAACATGAGGAACCTGAGGACGAACTTGGCATCTACGCCGACGAGATTGAAGATATTTTATCTGATGAGGAGTCTGAGGACGAATCAGAAGAAGAAAAAGTATAAATAAATGTTATGATTACGTTCTCCGAACTAAGGCAACGCAAACCGAAGGGCGAAGTAGTCTGGTCCAAGAAGTATCGCAGAATCAAAACTGAGATACAAAAGACTGCCAAAGGTTTCGTTGCTTATGTTGACGGAGATATGTTAGATACGTTCCGTAGTCAAAGGGACGCACAAAAATCAATAGAAACTGCGATCAAGGAACTAACATGAAACTAATTGCTGAATATAATGACAACACACTACAGTGTCTTGTCGAAGAAAGAAAAGACGGCAAGAAGTCATATGTTATCGAAGGTGTATTTGCTCAGGCAGAGCAGAAGAACCGTAATGGTAGGGTGTACCCTAGACCAATTATGGAGTCTGCCGTCGAGAAGTATGTATCCGAGCAGGTCGCAAAAGATAGAGCAGTTGGCGAACTGAACCATCCTGATGGTCCAACCGTCAACCTCGACAAAGTTTCGCATAAGATCACTGACCTTCACTTTGAAGGCAATGATGTTATCGGAAAGGCATCAATACTTGATACTCCAATGGGTAAGATTGTACAAGGTCTTCTCGAAGGTGGTGTTAATCTTGGTGTCTCAACTCGTGGAATGGGTAGTCTTGAGCAGCGCAATGGCGCAATGTATGTTAAGGACGATTTTGTTTTAAGCACGGTTGACATCGTGCAAGATCCATCTGCTCCTGGAGCATTTGTTAATGGGATTATGGAAGGTGTTGAATGGGTCTGGAACAATGGTGTACTTACTGCTCAAGAGATATGTGAGGAACAAGAGACTGAAATCGAAACTCATGCCGATGTGTTGCCGCCGATCAATGGCGTGGATCAAATCGTTGAGTACAAAAATTTCCTCTCATCCTTAAAAAGATCTTTTTAAAGGAGAAAACAATGGAAGATCAAAACATTGAACTCCGCGATGAGCAGGAAGTTGCGGAAGCAAAAGGGCATGATATGAAAAACGCTGAAGCACAGTCAGTGGCAGCAACTGCGAAAGCAGCGGATGCTACTAGCAAAGCACCTGCTCGTACGGGTGACAAGAGCAACAGCGAACCAATGCCAAAGACCAAAGCAGGTATGATTAATGCTATGTACGGTAAGTTGAATGCCATGAAGAAGGTTGACCTTCAAGCGGCATACGGTAAGATGATGGGCGAAGAAGTCGAGTTGGAAGAAGAGGAAGTAGTTGCGGAAGCAGATACTCACTCTGAAGAACTCGCAGCATTAGTCGAGTCTGAAGCCACTCTCAGTGATGAGTTTAAGGCAAAAACTGCTGTGATCTTTGAAGCAGCATTGAAATCAAAGCTCTCTGAAGAAGTAGAGCGAATCGAAGCAACCTACGAAGAAAAACTCGCTGAAGAAACTGCTGCGCAGAAAGGTGAGTTGGTCGAGAAGGTTGATTCCTACCTGAACTACGTGGTTGAGCAGTGGATGGAAGAGAACAAAGTTGCCATCCAAACTGGTCTGCGTGCTGAGATTGCTGAGAACTTCATGGAAGGGTTGAAGAACCTTTTCACTGAGTCTTACATCGACGTACCAGAATCCAAGATTGACCTCGTTGACGATTTAGCAGATCAAGTTGAAGAACTCGAAGAAGCTCTCAACAAGACTACTGCTGATGCGATTTCTCTGAGCGAAGAAGTTGAAGGTCTGAAGCGTGCAGCAATTGTTGCCGAAGCAGCATCTGAACTCGCTGACACTCAGAAAGAGAAGTTCTACTCTCTGGTAGAAGGTGTTGACTTTGATGACGCCGAGCAGTTTGCGTCTAAAGTTGCTACTATCAAAGAGTCATTCTTTGCGAATACGACAGTAGAAACTGAAGAAGAAATAACTGAAGAAACTGACGGTGACGTTGACACTGAAGAAGTTTCTCCTTTTATGGAGCAGTACCTGTCCGCCATGCGCAAAATTAACAAGTAATCCATTACCCCATAAGGAGAATTAAGAAATGGATCTGAACTACGATAATCTGGTCGCCAAGTGGGCGCCAGTCCTTGACGAGGAAGCAGCATCTCCTATTGCTGACAAGTATCGTCGTAAAGTAACTGCTGCGATTCTTGAGAACCAAGAGCAAGCATTCGCACAAGAAGCAGGTGCTTCTTCTTTCTTGCAAGAAGCTGCTGCTGCTAACAACACTTCAAGTGCTGCTAACTGGAACCCAGTATTGATCTCACTCGTACGTCGTGCTATGCCTAACCTGATGGCATACGACATCTGTGGTGTTCAACCAATGTCTGGTCCTACTGGCTTGATCTTCGCTATGAAGTCTCGCTACAAGTCTACTCAGTCTGGCGCCACTTCTGGTGACGAAGCACTGTTTAACGAAGCAGTTGTACCATACTCTGGTGACTCTTCTACGACTCACACTGCTGGTCCTTCTGGTCTTGACGGTGTAACTGACTCAAACGGCGACAGCACTATCAATGACGACCGCTCTGGTCCTTCTATCGGTGGCGGTATGCCAACTGCTGACGCGGAAGCGTTGGGCACTGGCGGAAGTGCTTCTGACTTCCAAGAGATGGGTTTCACCATCGAGAAAGCAACCGTAACTGCAAAGTCACGTGCGCTGAAGGCAGAGTACACCATCGAACTGGCACAAGACCTGAAGGCAATCCACGGTCTTGACGCTGAAGCGGAACTCGCTAACATCCTTTCTGTTGAGATCCTCGCAGAAATCAACCGCGAAGTTATCCGTACTATCAACAGCCAAGCAAAGACTGGTGCTTTGACTGCTAACACTGCTACCAACGGTATCTTTGACCTGTCAACTGATGCTGATGGTCGTTGGTCTGTCGAGAAGTTCAAGGGTCTGCTTGTTCAACTCGATCGCGAAGCAAACACTATCGCTAAAGAAACTCGACGTGGTAAGGGTAACGTAGCAATCGTATCTTCTGATGTTGCTACTGCTCTCGCTGCTTCTGGTATGCTTGACTACGCTCCTGCTCTGAGCACTTCTCTGGAAGTTGACGACACTGGTAACACTTTTGCTGGTGTACTGAACGGACGTATGCGCATCTACATCGACCCATATGCGGTTGCTGACTATGTAACTGTTGGTTACAAGGGCACTAACCCATATGACGCAGGTGTATTCTACTGCCCATATGTACCACTCCAGATGGTTCGCGCTGTAGGCGAGAATGACTTCCAGCCACGTATCGGGTTCAAGACTCGTTATGGCATGGTATCTAACCCATTCGTTGGCGGTAACCCAGCAAATGGTCTTGCTGCTGCTAAGAGCAACCAGTACTACCGCATCTTCCGTGTAGACAACCTGATGGTTTCTGCCTAAGATACGGTTCACCGAATAATAATAATAAAAATCGGTATTTGTATGGGGGGACTTCGGTCCCCCTTTTTTATGATTACTATATAATACTGCAACGTGAGTTGCATTTTGTTTCGAAACAATTGGAGATGATATGAAAAATATTATTCTGTTCTTTTTGTGCCTGCCCATCTTGGCACACGCTCATGTCATTGAATATGACAACGGCGATATCTATACTGTCGCTGAAGACGAGTATGTCTTTGTTTCCAAGAAGTCTGAACTTTGGTACAAGCAAACCTATAATAACGGTAAGACTGTACAGTTTAAGAAGATCGCACCTTGGACAGCAGTAGATAAACCCCCACCCGTAGTTAATCCTAATCCTGTTGGATCAAGAGAGTGGTGTGAAGCGCACGACTTACATGCTACTGGATACTCATTTGAAGACCAGTACTGGTATCGTGCATGTGACACCAACAACGATGGTGAATACAACATCTGCGATTGGTATCAACCTACTGGAGAAGTCTCTTTCACAGAAGAAGAGTGGGAAGATACTTGCAACAACGGCGAACCTTGGGATGGTGAATCCTAATCCTTATGCCCCGAAAGGGGCATTTTTATTGCTTGCTTTTTGGGACTAAATAGTATACAATAGACCTATTCAATGGGAAAGTATACATGTCCGACAACCTTACATCTAATATCAACCTGTTCCAACCCACTGGGTTCAGGGTTGTCATTGATCGTCAGAACTTCTCTAACCTGACGTTCTTTGTCCAGTCTATCGATCATCCTGGTGCAGCAAATCCTGCTACCGAAGCACCGTATCAACGTATCGGAAGTGTTCCTATGCCAGGAAACCAGATGCAGTATGGTGAATTAACCATGGATGTTTTGTTAGACGAGGACTTTAATTCTTACATTGAAGTGTACAACTGGATGTTAAGACTAGTCAACCTTGAACAGATACAAAACAGAGATAACTTTGGCGGTAGCACTAGCAATCAACCAACGTATTCAGACATAGCAGTGACTGCTCTAACCAGTTCTAATTTAAAAAATAAGACCATCCGTTATATTGATTGTATCCCAGTTTCTGTAGGTGCTATTAGGTTTGAAGCACAGAATCAAGGTGTAGAGTACATTACTTTCCCAGTCAGTTTCAGGTTTAGTTATTTTGATATAGTGTCATAAAGTATGAATTTAGATGATGTGCTTGCGCAGTGGTCGCAAGATTGTGAGATATCTCATAAGTTAGATGAATGTTCTAGAGAGACGCCCAAACTCCACGCGAAGTATCTTGGGTTCCTTACTCAGGCAAAACTTCTACTCAAGAAAGCGGAGTCGGATCAGCAAGTCTTGTTGAAGAACAAGTTTCTCTGGTACAATGGTAAGATGTCGCAAGAAGAAATAGTTGCGCTTGGGTGGGACCCTGATCCGTTCGATGGACTGAAGGTGATGAAGGGCGACCTGAGTTATTACTATGACAGTGATAAAGAGATACAGAAGTCAGAACAAAAGATTGCTTACTACAAAGCAATGGTTGATGCATTAAAGGAGATGGTAGAAGGTATCAAGTGGCGGCATCAACATATTCGTAATATCATAGAGGTGCGAAGGTTTGAGTCAGGGGGATAAAAAATCTCTGCTCGCTTATGGTACGACACCTTCTTTCCCTGCTATTGTTGATCATGGTAACCCACTGAAGGGAAACCAATATATAGAAGGCAGGATAGAAAAACTACAAGAGGAGTACGATGCTCTTGTAGAACTAGTACAGGATACAACTCGCGTAGAAAACGCAACGATAGGAGTAACACCTATCATCGGCAAGAAGTATTATCTGTACAACAACAAGGGGCAGGATGTTATGAGTATGATTGCCCCAGAAGAGTGGACTGAAAATACTCGTCCCGATTTTTTTATAGCATGTTTTAAACTAACAACAGATGGAGTGTGGAGACGTTATGGCGAAGACAATGAAAACCAATGTCAAGATTAGAAAGAGAGCGAAGAAAAGTTCGCACGGTTCTTATCGCGAGAAACGTAAACCAAACTCGCCTATCGTCCTAGCAAAAGCAAAAGCGAACGCAGCTGCGAACTTTGGTAAAGACCCTGCGTTCAGGGAGGAAATTTATGGCATACAGCGAGAAGGTGCTTGACCACTATGAAAATCCTAGGAACGTTGGTAAGTTCGCCGACAGTGAAGAAAATGTCGGAACAGGCATGGTCGGTGCTCCAGCGTGCGGAGACGTCATGCGGTTGCAAATCAAAGTATCGCCCAACGGAATTATTGAAGACGCTCGATTCAAAACTTTCGGATGTGGCAGTGCTATTGCTTCTTCATCGCTACTCACCGAGTGGGTTCGAGGAAAGTCCCTTGACGAAGCAGGAGAAATCAGTAATCGACAAATTGCTGAAGAACTATCACTCCCGCCTGTAAAGATACATTGCTCGGTACTGGCGGAAGATGCAATCAAATCAGCGATAAAAGATTACAAAGAAAA